ATTGCTATTTACGTATGAAAAAACATGAGCGTTAGCACTATCGCAAATTAGCAACCAATCATTAACTTGCAACTCTGCCGAAGCATCATTGAAGTAACCTGCTGTATTGATAGTGGCTGCTGTGTCGTCTGCGGTTTTATATAACCACGCCGAGCCTGCGTTGCTGTTAGCTCCGCCTAAGCGAGCTAGGCCATTTCGAGAAAATGCCATGTGATTTACTCCTTATGCAGTTTTATCGTATTGAACTTTAACTAGGCCGCCCTCGTCACGAACAACGGAGCCAGCTTTCATCATGCCGTTACATAGCCAAGCTGTACGGTCAGCAATCCAGTCAATGTCTGTTTTCATATCGATGCCAACTGCAAGACCTACTGCGTCTTTAGCAAAGAACCATGAATCGACAATGCTTGCCGCCTCTGTCAAACCGCCTTCGTCTCGGTCTTCAAGGATAATAAACTTGAACCCGTTAAGGCTGTTTACTTCGCCATTGATTAGCGCCTTGACGTTTTGGTAATCGCTTGAAGTTGCTTTTTCGTCATTTAGTAGACCGCCCAGACCTTCACCTTCGATTACGGCAAATAAATCTCTTGAGCCTACACCTTGGCGAACTAACTGTACTTTAGCGTCAATTACTTTAGCCATAGTTAGGTTAGTGCCGCCCGCTGCTACTGCTGTAGTTAGTGGTGTACTAGCGTCCATAGCATCGACGATAAGCTGGTCACAACGACGGCCTAACGCGCCTGCAATGGTAGTTGCTAGTTCGTTCTTCTCATCGAAGTTAACTTCTGCTTGGTCAAAAATATCGGTGTATTCTGGTGCATTCCAGTTAGATAGCGTTGCCACCTTGAACTGGTGCGCCACGTCCATAGGTGTCACTAGGTCTGCTGTTGACTTCTGGTTAGCAAGACCTTTACCCATGCGGCGGAATTTGTACTGATCGCCGACTACGTTATTGCGGATGACAACTGCTGGTTTTAGCAATCCCATACCTTGATATGCGTGCTTTACAAGACTGTCAAACTCTTGTACCGCTACGGCTGATAGATTTTTACTCATGATTAAACCCTCGTAATTGAGTAATTAAAAACAATTTTAGAAGGTTTTAAAGAAGTGCCCCGTTGCCAAGGTTCTTTAATAACCTAAACAACGGGCCTGTTAGGGGTATCCGTTACAACGATTATAACGGTTTTACAGCGTAAATCAAAATGTTCTTTCGTTCATCCTATCGCCGCCATATTCCTTCTTCATGCGCTCTACTTTCATGGCATGTTCACGGCTTACACTCATAAGTAAGTTGCCATGCTCATCCTTTTTATAAAGCTCCCTCTCGATTTCTTCCCAAGTGGGCTTACCCTCAACCGTCACGCCGTCAATGGGCAGTGGTGCGGGTTGCACTGCTTTCATGATGGATTCAACTAAAAGAACGCTATTAGCGTCCGTCACCATATCCCTAATGGCTTCATATTCTCCACCAGCTTTGTTTTTGAGGAATGCTTCTACTTGCTTAATCCGCTGTCCTGCATCACGCCCCAGTTTGGCAAGCTCGGCTTTCTGGTCATACTCCTTTGTCACACCTGCCTGAGCTGCGGCTAACTCCATAAGCTTGCTAAATCCGTCCTGAGACAAGTTAGTGTCTTGGCCGAACTTAATCACCTCTTGCGCTAATGCGTCTTCTTTGTCGAAGCCCTCTGGTAACTGATACCCGTCTTTAGGTGAGCCAGTAAAGGATCCAAATTTCTTTTCTAGCTCTGTATAGGCTTTGGCCTGGTCTGCTACTGAACCGTATTTGTCAGCTTTGTACCATTCAGGTGATTCGCCTTGACCTTTAATTCCCTCGCTTAAAAAGTACTCCCCTTCTGATAGTGTTGGCGCACCTTCGTCTAGAAGTGAGTTATCTTCACTTAAGCCACCGCTAGACGCTCCGTCTTCACCGGCTTCATTCATGTATATTCTGTTAAATCTCATAGTTCTGGCCTCCAATGGAAGTTAAACACCGCTCTTTGCTTACCTACTGGTGTATGTTTTAGCATTATTTCGCACAATTCGCGTTTACCGTTAAGTAATGCGATATCGTTAACTGTTATCCAATCAACATGAACACCCTTGCGGTATGCCCTAAAAGCTCTAAATTTGTGCATATACTCGAACTTTTCTATGTGGTATTGATTAGCAATAGATAGAAGCCAATCAACATCAAACTTGATAGAATCTAGATACCTCTTACCAAAATCACCCAATTGAACGTCAAGCTTTGGCGGCTCTCCTTCTGTGGGCTTTTCCAGTATGGCGGCTATTTTCTTCTCGAGTGTTTCAGGCTTACAGACGTGCGGTGACTTAATGCCTAACTCTTTGGCCTTGGCTATAAGTTCTTTGTGGTAGTCCTGAGTATCTTGCTTTGCAAGGTCAGTCATTGTTGTTACCCTTCGGTTGCGTTAGAAATTCTCTTTAATATGTATTTAACTAGACCGGCCTCACCTGCATGATAACCGGCTTCGTATTCAATGTTTTTAGCGTCCAACTGTGTTTCATTGGTCATGATGAATGTATTGACAAGGTGGTCCAGTACAACTTTACCGTCATCGCTAGTAAAAGCGCGATAAAACTTTTTATCTAGCTCAACCAGTTTTGCTTTATGCTCTTTGCTTAGCTTCTCAATCTCTGGCTTGCTTTTGCTTTCAATATCATTCCAAGGCATCAGTATTGCCTTGCTGTGCTTGCTGCATGGTCATTTCTGCACCTGCTTGTAATGCTTGGTTTCTTTCCGCTTCACTCCTCACTAACTCGGCTGACATACCAGTAAGCTTGGCGGCATGTTCACCGAACTTCTCCAATGCGAATGACGCTTGAACCATTTCTGGCCCTGCTGTGATAGCGGTAAATTCAACCGCTTGCTGAATAGCTAGTAAGTCCTCTTGGTCTTGTGCTGCTGCCAGTGGGCTTGTGAACTTAACTGTTGTTTCAATCCCTTCAAGGTTAATATTAACCAATCCTTTCTTTTGCAGAATGTAAAACACACGCTTAAGAATCTTAGTTAGTACCTCAGTTTGAAGTCTGCCAAATGCTGAACCAATACGCTTTGCTAACTCTCTTGATTCAATAGCTACTTCTGTAGCGCTTCTGACTGGCCCCGCTGGGTCTCTCAAATCATTAAAGAATGCACGTTTGATAGCCGTTCTTAGCTCGTTGATTTCAAACTCTGCCAACTGTAGGTTAGTGTTAGTGTCCAGCCTCGCTATAGATGGGTTAGACGTGTTATTGCTTCCTACTGGTATTACGACACCTGGGCTTATTGTAATGTTGTAAGGGTTAGTAACTCCGTCATCTGTTGCGGTATACATGCCAGCCAAATCAATAGCGGCCTTTTGTAATACAAATTCTTTGGCTTTATTAAGTGACCTTACATCAGGGTAGCATTGCATAGCGGGTCCGCGCCCTCTGACCTCACCCGATGCCTTGGCCCAACGACCTGTAATAAATGGGCTTGATGCCTCGAAATCTTGCTCCCATGAATAACGGTCCTCGCCTTTAATCCACATTAGGCCATAGTATTTATCTTTTGAGTAAACTACACCCTCGCATACATCAACCATGCTATCAGCGTTTTCGCTAACTCTGTCTTTCATTTCACTTGATAGCTTGACGCCCTGCCACATTCTTTCGACATTGCGTGCTTTTACTTTGAACTTTCGCCAATGAGTTTCGATGTATCCGTTCGGCCCTTCTTCGTATGCAATACCTTTAGGCGGGATAGCGTGGAAGCTGAATGGCATTTCAAAGGAATCTTCTTCGTCAACTTTGATCGTGCCAGTACCTATCAATAAGTCTAGGCATTGCTCATAAAATTGAGTGCTAAAGTTAGAATTGTTTATATAATCAAAGGCGATTTCTGATTGCTTATCAAGATTCTCTCTGATTTCCTTTAGGGTTACGCCTGCATTTTCATACTCACCAGCTTCAAAGTCTCTGACCATCTTGTCGCTTGGCTCTACTTTAGCCCAACGCTTGTAAGTAGGCGCTATGTTTTCCTGTATCCTACTTGCACCCTCTTGGATAGATTCTAGACTTGTGGAGTCAAATATCTTGTCCATTTTCTGCTGGCCTTGCCTTTCAGTATTAAAAAGGTTTCGCTGTGGCAGGAAATAGTCGTACACATCATCATTAAGACTGTACCAGTTTGATTCCATATCAAAGGCTTTGCTGAATCGCTCTTTGACTGACTCAATGTCTTTAAGCTCTGGTGGTAACATAGTAACTACCTCTGAATGCTATTGTTTCTTGATACCGTAGGGGCTTGGCTTGTTGTGCTGCCACCAACTGACGGCGCTCTGCCTCCCGCAACATCAAGTATTGAGGCACCTGAACCACGCTTACCTTTACCCGCTGCGGCCTCTCTTGTTGCTGGTGAGCCACTAAGCAAGGATTGACGGCCTAATGTACCTCTAGCTAAAGAACGTAGCCTCTCTTCTGTTTCCTCGATTTCTTCATCAAGTAACATAGATTGACGTCGCTCAATTGCTACTTGCTCCGCTGTCTTTTCTGGTCTTTCAGGTGAGCTTGCCATTATTTTGCACCTCTAAGTATTTATATAGCTGCCTCGGCGTAAGGATAAACGGCTTATTGATACCTAGGTATCTTTTGGTTATTCCTACACAAGTATTTAACATAGGAATAAGGCCGCCTGTTTTATTTTCTTGCGCCTTGATTACGTACTTATCTTTTAGTATATCACTAACGTCGTTAAGCGTGTAGACCTCTAACCCGGTGGTTGTTTTGTTCATGATGATGTACCGGCCATTATCCACCAGCATTAAAAAGCAGTGATTAATTGGCGATAGGAATCTACACCACCAGTGGCCTTTAACGTTCTCAAATACCACATAAGCATTAGAATACATTGATAGCAACCTTCATCTGTTGCGCTTGCCTTGGTTTGGCTCCGCTGGTCATTCTTTCAGTATGCCCTAGCGCTAAGGTCTGCAAGGAATCTGCACCATGTGAAGCCCAGTTATGAAGGGGTTTATCCTTAAACATTTTCTTTTTATCGTCCCACTCGTACTGATATTCACTGATGCAGTTTAGCCCTAGCTCTGCCCTTACTTCATCAATCCATAATCTAGGGAATAATCGCCTGACTGCTTGATGTCCTTCTGACTTGGTTTTAGGTCTTTGAATGGTTCTGAAAGATATACCCATATCACGCGCTGCATCCTTCCTACTTCTCCCTGTGGTTAGCTCTCTAACCTCAATATCGTGCGGTGCTAAGTGTTCGCCGTATTGAATGCTATGTTTAATTTTGAACTCTTGTAGGTATTGTGCGTAATGCTCCATCCCTTTGTTGTGTTCTTCGTAGTAGTGGATTAATCGAACCTCTTTACCTACACACTGAAAGAACCAAATAGACATAGCATCACTAATCCCTAAGTCCCAAGCTGTATGAACCTCAAGGCTTGGCTCAATAGGTATTCGGCAAATTCTGTTGTCATCCCTAGCCGCTGCCAGTTGTTGTGAATAGATTGCGCCGGGTATCTGAGCATCGAAAGAGCAATAATACTCTTGCTGTATCATTTCCTCTGCCATGCCCTCATCACGCTCTTGCTGGATAACTTCTGGCCCTATTACTGGCGTACCGTCTTCTCGCTTGGTATCGTTGACGGTAAGTAGCTCACAGTACCAATCGGGCAAGTCCTTAACCTTATTGTACAAGGTGTAACCGTGATTCTTCCCTCTTGCTGTATATATGAAGATTGCCCAGCCACCATTTTCAGCCAGCATCGGTCTGATGTAATCCCATGCGTGAGGGTCACACAAAGACCATTCAGAGAATACAACGCCCACAGGGTTGGCGCCTACCAATGAATCATAGTTATCAGAGCCGCATAGCTGCCATGTAGAGCCGTTAGCAACTTCAATCATCATTTCGGTAGAGTCCATGCGCTTGATAACTTGCTCTGGAAATACCTGTTTAACGATTCTACGCCCGTTCCTGTCTATACCGTTCCATATGGCTTTACGGGCCTGGCGCTGCTTAGGGAATAGGTGCCAGTAGTTACCAACACGATTGAACATTTCTTTGGCTGTGTAATTTAATACGCTGGAATCTTTACCCGCTCTGCGGTGCCATACTAAACAAGCTCTTTTGACTCCCCCATCCATTGCCTGAAAGAATGGCAACTGATGGACCATAGGCTCCCACTCGTTAGGAATTGTTATTTGCATAGTTAGTAACTTTGATTGTTAGCTCGCCTGAGTGATTGTTATCGACCTCTACTGACTTGAGGTCTGGTAAGTATTTGTTGATTAGCTTGAGCTTGGTGTCAATGACTATCTTTTTACGCTGTACCATTGCGGCATCTAGCTCTACATAGTCATCGGCTAATTCGCCACACAAATCAATAACATGCTCAACATGCTTTCCCTTACTTAATAGCTCTCTTAGGGATTCTTGGCGCTCTTGTTTTAGTCTTGTCGCTCTGTTTCTTGTATCAGGCTTTCTTTTCTCTTTCATTATACACCTGCCGTGCTAGATATAATTGAATTTATGGTGCTTGAGAGTGAATAGTCTTTGGGTTTGCGCTCACATGAAAAATTAAAAGGTTTGCTTTCTGGTGCTGATGTTAGGCCCACTTTATAGCCAATTACATTAGAAGGCCCACCCATTAAATACCTTTTCTTTTTTGGCTTTGCCTTTACGTTGCTGTTAGGAAAGTGTTTATCAATTGCCTTCTGCGGAAGAAATTTTATCAGTTTTCCCATCGTCAGTATCCTCTTGAGGTGACTTGTTTCCAAATATTCTTTGCCACCCTTCGCGGTAGGCATCTGTGACGCCGCCTTTTGGGGTAGCGTCTACAATATCCAACTCATGCTTAAAGTGTTTCTTTTGGTCTTCCTTGCTTAGCTTATGATGTAATGGCTTTCCCATGTTTAGCACTCTGGATAAATATCAACTTGCTCGTTGAATATTCTAGGTTGTCTTTCGCCTGCATTTACGCCCACGTAGAAAGCATGCCTGTAATAGTTATTATTAGGCTCTAAAATACCCTTACTGTTATACGCAAAGCTGGCTACAGTTAAATCTTCTGCATCGTATTCCACTGTAAAGCTGAAAGTGCCTGATGTTGCGGTAATGCCATTCCCTAATGTTTTGCTAAGTATGGGTGTGCAGCTATCTGCCTCGTAAATATAATAATACGCTTCTGTATAGCCACTACCGGGTAATACGTTATTATTAGCATCCAGCACCTTTACACCAAAAGTAAAGTCTGAATTTGAGTAGAGTTTATTGTTTGACATATTAGGCCACCGTAGCGGTTAGGATTCCACTTGCGCCGAAACTGAAAGTGAAATCATTATTCACTAAATCAAGCGCGGTACTCCCGTCTGTGGTCATATCCCAAGCCTGGATTAAATCATCGTTGGTGCTTGTGTTGTTATACAGCACAGCAGACCGTAATGTCGCTGGATTGCTCGCATTCTTTGTAATCGTACCAATATCAGTACCATCAAATGTAATTGTCCCGCCCGAACGTGTAATAGTAAAGCTTGCGATGTTGTAAGCCGCTGATACATTGCCACCGCTAACAACGGATACATTGCTTAGCTGCGGGTTAGTCGCGTCAGTGTTTAGGGTTGCGTAAGTGTCGCTAACAAAAGCCAAAGTCCACGTATCGGCTTCATCGTAAGCGCCCTCATTAATTTTCAACACTGCATCGCGGTAAGTTTTCGCGTCACCTGCTGCCATTATTTCCGAACTCCTGAAAAGTTAGATTGTTTAATAGTGCCACTAAAATCAGATGTTTTAAGTATATCACTAAATTCTGATTCTTTGTAACTACCTTGGAATTCTGATGCTCTTAAGGTATTGCTAAACTCTGATTCTTTAAACTGACCACTAAAGCTAGTGGCAAGTACAACACCACCAACCTGAACATTAGCGTTAACCGCTGTGTAGCTGTAGCTTGGTGTTTGGCCTGTTACTGATATCGTACCCTGTAGTAATACATTAGCATTAACTGGGGTATAGCTGTAGTTAGGGGTTGCACCTGTTACCGAAATGGTGCCAGCCAAGCCTACAGTCGCATTAACCGCCGTATAGGAATAATTTGGCGTTAAGCCTGTTACGGTTATTTCACCCGCTAAATCTACTGTTGCATTGATTGCTGTGTAACTGTAGCTAGGCGTTGCGCCTGTTACATTTATCGCACCACCTACACTTGAGGAAGTAAA